GACAGCTCTTGCTCGTCCAAAAACATGCAGTCGGTCTAGGTCTAGAAAAAAGCAAACAACAAAACGATTCTGAAACCAGAGTCTAATTTCAAATATCAAAAAAACGAACAGCTAGTAAACTGTTCGTTTTTCTATTAGAATCCATCTACTTTTAAAAATACCTTTACATCGCTTTACTATATCTTACAATACCTTATGAAATAGCTATAATTTTAGCTTTTAAATAAATGTTTTTACATCATTTTACAGAGGTTTACGGCATTTTTGCCCCTTTTTTGCCCCTCTCCATCTCATACATCCTTACCGAATGCAACACGAGATCCCGATACTTCCAGGTTGATACCAGGTAATCAATAACCTCTTGGTCCTCTATCTTGCATTCCATGAATAACAATAACTTGACCGTGTACTTATTTTTCAAAATTGGGACAGTGTAAGTCACATCCACCCAATGCTCAAAACCTAAATCAGTCTGCTCTATGCTTGCAAGTTCAATCTTCAAAATGTTCATGTTTTCGTCCTCCTTACTTATCTATTCGTAGAAAAAATAAAAAAAGACCGTAATTACTCACGGTCTTTTAAAATATTTCATTATCTGCTTTCATTTCTGCCAAAACCGAAGTGGTCAAGACTTTTTCTGCAAGATCTCCCTGCTCAATCTCCTCAGCAGTATAGTAGTAATCAATGATCATGCATTTTTCCATGACTTCATTGTATTCACCACGAACAATATAGATATAGTCATCTGTCAAGCCTTCTGCTATGTCTTCTTCTAGTTCTTCGATTAGTTCGCTGTAATCGTAGCTAAAACGATAATTACCAGCGTCTATCCATGACTGGACTCTCATAGCGAACTCAAGGCTTAACTTGCTAAAGTCTTTTTTGCCATTTCTTAAGAGAGAGATAGAGCTCTCTTGTATACCTATTTCTTTTGATAAACGATAGGCTGAGACAGCCTTATTCATCAAGACTGCCTCAACTTGTGATGTGTTTATTTTCATTGTGTTACCTCAAATTCTTGGTAATATGCTTGACTATCACATCCACGAATTGCGCTCTCGATTTCTTTATCTGTCAAGTTTCTTAAAACTTTATCCCATTCGAAATTTTCAAGTTCTACTAGAGCGTCATCTGCTGTTTCCTCGTCGTTTAAACGTTCCTCTAATTCTGAAACCTCTTGAGATACATAACCAAGTTCATGAAATAATTGAGAGTCGCTGTCGATATAATCTCCAATATATCCTTTGTCAACCAATTTCTCTAATAATTCAAAATAGCTATCAGCTTCTACTGTCTTGTTCCAACGTCCATCTGTACTTTTACCTGTCCACTTAATCATTTTATTTTACCATGAGAGCTTTTCTCTCTCCCTTTCTTTATCTTGATTATAGTTTATCATTTTACTTGACGTTCGTCAAGTATTTTGACAAAGAAATTTAAAGTTTTTTTAATTCTGAAACTACTTTCAGACAAACAAAAAAACCGCAAGCTATTGCCTGCGGTTAGTGTAATCTATTTGAAAGCCTTTCTGTTTTATTTTTCTTCTTTTAGTTTGTCAACGACTGTCACAAGGCCGTCTGGTTCGGTTTTGAACGCTGGATCTGTGTTAAGTTCACCATTTGCTTTTAGATAGTACCAGCCGTCTCCTGATTTTACGAATTGTTTAGATAACATATATCCGTCTTTCTCTTCCATAAAGAACCAGGTTTCACGATATTTAACCCAGCCAGTAGCCATGCGGCCATCTGATTTGAAGAAATACCAGCGATGGTTTAGAAACATCCATCCTGTGACCATTGCGCCACGTTTATCAAGATAAAACCAATCTTTACCATCGTTGAACCAACGATTGATTAGGCAATAACCATGGTCATCAAAATAGAACCATTCGTTGTTGATTTGTTTCCAGCGATTTGTAGGATAAGAGCCGTCGGACTCCTCCCACCACCAACCAGTGGCATTTTGACGCCATCCAGCTTCAATAGAGATACCACCTTCGATATCTTTCTTGAATTGCTCACGACTGATGCCCCATTTGGCAAGATAAGGGTATGGATCCACATGGTCAGAGTAGTTTCGAGGTTGGTTGTACGTACAGTACTGGTGCGTCTTAATTCCTGCTAAGCTATCAGAATCTAGCGTTTTAGGGATGCCTGCTTCATCAGCAAGATTGCGCAAAAGCTCAACATAGAGCTTATAATCACGCATGAACTCTTCCTTGGTCTCATGGCTTTCAATCAATTCTACTTGTCCGTATCCCTCTACGTTCCAGCCACCACCTACGTCATAAGCTCCCATATCTGTGTACCAGGTTTGCATCACACGGCCATTACCTACAACGTGAGAGAAGAAACCGGAATCAGCTGGACGACGCATGTGGTAGTCCGCTTCATTTTGGGCAGTTGAATTTGGATTGCCAGTTGAATGTGCATGAATTTGTCTGTATGGTTGTTCGCCAACTTGTGGTAAATCAGTTCTTAATCTACTTGTATCAATATCCATGATTACTCCCCTTTCCACGCATCATTCATCTGCTTGACTGCGGACTCAACGAATGTATCCAAGTCCTTGTCAGTCATGCTGATATTGTATTTGGTAAGCTCAGCACGGATTTTAGTGCGTGCTTGCTCCAGCTTCTCCTCGCCTTTGTAGCCAGTTTCAGAGGCGACTTGCTCTACGGCATTGACCGCATTTTTGGCCAAGATTTCGACGATTTTGATAGTCTTTTCTCCGCCTTTCTTAATCAAAAAATCTTTGATAGATTTAACTGCTACTCCTGCCAGAATGGTCAAGATTCCAGTAGCTGAAGCGATAATGATTTCAGTAATTTGTTGCATGTGTTATTCTCCTTTATTTTGGTCTTCATCTTTTTCAAACAAGCGTTTAAATGCTTTTAAAATTGGCTGAAAAAGAGTAACATTTCCTTTTAACTTGCGTTAATTTTCAATAAGGGATTGAAAAGTAAATGCGATGTATCCGAGATAAATCGAGTACAAAAATGCGAAGCCTGTCTTTTCAGGCAAGAGCACGGACATTGGGATAAGAATCATTAGGACCCCTAGAATTTTACGAAGGAGACCATTAATACCGATTTTGCTCTTATACTCGATATCGGGATTGGCAATAGCAGCGATTGTCCCTGTCAAGAAATCAATGATTTCCATCGAAACAATTAAAGCAAGAGCGTACAAGACCAGACCATCCTCGGTCTGGACTACACTTCTGAAAAAATTGAAAAATTCGATTTGCATATAACCTCCTATTACTCAATCCGTGGCATAACAATGGTCAAAATGCCTTTTTGGAGCATTTCGACAAGAGGCTGGTCTTTGTAAGTGTAGCCTTCTGATTCCTGCATCTGGAATTTCAGGATTGTTTGTGTTTCCTTCGGCCATTTTGGATTCGTATCATATGGATAAGGCATCGATACGATATCACCGTTCGTGTAGCGACGGTCTTTGACAAGTGGCTTGATGAACTGCGCAACTTTACTATAAGTATTTGTTGGCATGCCACCATTTTGGCCAATTGCAAGTGCGATGAGAACTTCAGTAATAGCTGAAACAGATTCAAGATACTCTTTGTTAGCAGTCAAGTCTGTGTTTGTTTTAGCAAGAGTCTGAACTGCTTGTTTAATCTCAGCTTGCGCCTTCACAATTGCTGAACCTGGATCTAATTCCGCCTTGATGATATCCAATACGGCTTGAATCAAGATATCCTCTTGCTCGTTAGTCCGGTCTCCTGCAAGTTCACGCATGTTCGTGCTGTATCGATTGCCTTCCGACAAACGAATTTCAACCACGGTCTTGAGGTTGTCGCCAAAACCTCGTGTATAAGGCTTGCTAGCGAGTTCATAGTTATTGATTGCCATTTGTCATTTTTCCTTTCACTTCTTCAAATTTAGCTTTGAGCTCTTCGTCAGATTCGATAATCTGCTTCATCTGTTCAAGCTCCATCGCATTTACTGTATAGAGGGCTTCGAGCGTTGCTGATTGAGTAGCCTCTTTACTGACTTTTTCACTGAGCGACTTAATTGCTAGACTGCTGATTTTTTTATCTTGTTCGTTCATGCTGTTTTCTCCAATTTTTCTATTTTGTGATTGAGTTCTTGAATGGCCTTAATTAAATAAGGCACAAGTTCAAATGTGCGATATGAGTATGCACCGTCAGGATTTTCAAAAAATGCTTCAGGAGCATATTTTTGGACATCTTGCGCCATGATACCACAAGAGATATCTTCAATTTTGCCATCGTATTCTTTGCGGTAGCTATACGTTTTAAGCTTCTGGATAACATCGAGACCTGAAACTGTACTAGCTTCGATATTATGTTTATATCGACGGTCCGAAATCTCCTTATTAATCGGAATCCAACTATTACCTCCACCACTCCAGATGAAATACATATAGCCATTCTCGCTATAGATTTGTTTGTATTGAGGGGATGAAATCCAGTAACCAGATTTTCCTGAATTCTCATTGTTATAGTAGATTTCGCCTGTGACACGCAGGTTACCATTAATGACTGGCGTATTCCAAAAATATGCTCGGTTGTAACAGAACATTTCGCCAGTCCGTTTCACAAACCAAGCATAGTCGCCAGGGCTTTCCCAATCGTTGCCCCAGTTTACCCATAGAGAGGTTTGACCCCATTTAGTGCTACCGTTACTCATGCCAACAGCAAACTGGTTCGTTCCAGTAAGCCAGTAAGTTGATGGGTCTTTATCGTGTGTACCGATTTGGAAACCACCAATCTTACCCTTGTACCCTTCAAGCAAGGTTGCAGATACTACTACTGACCGAAGCTTGGTGATAAAGGCTGCTTTTGACGCAAGCGTGTCCGTGAAGATATCGCTTGAAACGAACAACCGAGCCATTGCCGAGTCCATGATTAGCTTGTCAGCTGTGATAGTCTTTGAGCCAATAATCTCAGCGTTCAACTTGGCAAAGTTACCCTCTCCGACAAATAAGCGCTTAAAGTAACCATTAATCGCAGTGAGTTCATCAAGTAAGGTCTTACCTTTCAATCGAATTTTCTCGGCTTCAATCAAGATTTGATTGTTAGTCGCATTGATTTGCGAAACGATTGAGCCTGCGCTTGTCAAATTTTGAATTGCCCATGAACCAGCGAGCTGAGTCATTTTAGTTTGAGTCGCTTCAAGCGTCTTGTCTGTCTCCATTGTCGCATCTTCGGGAGCTGGTTGCCATTTACGGTCAGTCGTACCCTCATAAAAATCAAGCTCGGTCATGAACAGACCGCCCCATTTGTTGGGATTGTTTTTGTCGTACTCAAATTGTAGGTAACCATCATCGTAGTCACCGACGTTAAATTTGAACGTCTTCTTGACGTTTCTGCCGTTATCGAAAACCGCACCGTCTACCCATCGAGGTTTGCCATCAAACACAAGCTGTTTTTGTTCAAAATTAGCACTTGAGCCTTTTTTGCGCTTGCAGAAATACACTCTAAAATATTTCGAGTTGTTGTCAAATGCCAAAATATTAAAAACGTAGTCTGTATTTCGCTTAACAATAAACCGTGGGCTTTGAACGACTGCGCCTGGTCTCAATTCAAACATGCGTTTTTGACCGTTAAAATAAAACGAGTGAGCTGTAAAACTCAAACGACCATTCGCTTCGGTCCAATACTTCAAACCATCATCTGCCCTCGAATTTCGTAGCATGTTCGGACCACCAGCGTTGGCATATTTGCCAACCTCAACCTGAAACAACTGATTGGTCAGGGTAATGCGAGCGACCTTCTCAGCAATGTCAGACTCGCTACTACCAATAATTCGCTCATATAGCTTGCTGGTCTCTTGTACACGCTGAAAATCAAGTAAGTTAGCCTTATTATCCAGTTGAGATGTGATGCTCTCAAATCGCTGTGTAAATCCATCTGCGGACTTCTGAAACTCAGTCCTGGTCGCTAAGATATTGCTCTCTGTATCAGAACCTAGCTTCGTGAATGACTCTGTCAGACCTTTGATATCTTCTTTAGTGGACCTACGAAACTCAGCATGGTCAAGTCTGAACTTCTTGAATTTTTCATCCAGGCTGTTTGTAAAAGCTGATTCTGCCTTAAATAAGTCATTGAACGACTCTTTCGCCTTCTCAATCCCGTCTTTTGCCTGCTCACTGATACGTTTTGCTTCTTCAGCAAGTAAGGTGCTAGCACCCGCTTTCGTCAGAGCTTCGTCTGCTTTTTGCTTAGCTTCACGCAAACCTGCGCCATCAAAATCACGAAAACGCTGGTCGATTGTCTCTGTCAGACTTTGCTTGACCTCTTCAGCTTTAGCTTTGGCCAGTTCAACCTGCTCATTAAAATCTTTCTTGATTTTATCAACTTTTTGGTCAAAACCTTTGTCAGCTTCTTCGATTTGGTTTTGAATTTGTTTCTCAAATTCACTAAATTGCTCAATCTTCTTCGTGAGCGTTCCTGCGTATGAATACTGCGCATCATTGCCAGATTTGCTGTCTGCGCTTATACGTCCACGCAGACCGCCTTTAAATGTGAATGATTGACTCAAGACAGGCGACTTGAACATCTCACCCGTATTCGTCTTGATAGTCACCCACTGGCCAACATCAAGTAACAGATGACCTTGATAATTCAAGTTAAACGGATAATAACGAATATCCTTGATTTTGTGATAGAGATTATCCAAAATCGTTTGAGACATGAATGGGTTTTCAAGCTCAAGTGAGCGACCAGTACGCATACCAACCGTGAGAGTCTCTTGATCTTTCTTACAAGTTATCCCTGCTATCTGATACTGAACTTCACTCTTAGTCAATCCGTGCATGAAATAGCTATCTGCTGTAATCGTGATACCCGAATCAGTCAATTCCTTAATTTCAAGTTTCCCTTCACGATTAAAAAAACAAGACATCCCGAGCATCTGAGTAGCTGAACTCAAGACGTCTCTGAATGTCATTTTTTTATCTTTCGGAATCTGCTCGATTCGATAATTCATGGATGCAATATCCATGTATTCATTTGCTAACTCTATACCAGTCTTCAGACAAATTTCTTTGATAACGTTCCTGATTTCAGCTGGGTAAGTCAAATCTGTGATATGTTCACGATTGAGCTTGAACATCCCATCCATTAGATCAAGCGTAGTCGTGTTACGGTTTCGGTCTATTTCAATATCATTGATGAAGTATTCACCCATTTTGACCCATTCGTAGGTTCCGTCTACCAAAAGACCGATTTCAGGGTAAATCTTATCTAGCTTATTGAAAGTGGTAATGATGCTTGTGAACGTGATTTTAGCACTACCTGCGCATGTTCCCCCTGGCTTATAAGTGTCACCTTTAATATAACCATAATCAAAACTTGCTTCTTTGATATCGCTTGACTGATACTGACCTACTCTGATAGCAAGGGTGCGGTTTCTAGCAAACATTGCTTCATCGAATTTCCTACGTCTGAATATATCCATGTTCTCCCCTACCTTTCTATCAAATTAAATTTAGCGCCCGACCATGGCTTGAGCTCGTTTGTAAACGAATAACTTGGAGCTGTTCTGTCTCCAACGTAAAATGTTTTAGTTGTTTGACCAACCATGGGATCTGGATAAGATACCGTGAAAAATTCAGACGATACGGCATTTAAAAGCTGACTCATTTCATCCTGAGTCAGCATGCCCCATTCACAGTCTAATTTCCGTTTGGTCGTAATACGGTCACGAACCATGTCGCCGTTAGCATTACGACCGGTATCTCCGTCAATATCCTGGATACCGACTTGAAAAGATTTGGGAGGCTTAATAGCCAGCCCATTGATAATTAAACGTGCCATTTTACCTCCCTCTAAATGTTAAGCAAGACTTGTCCTGCACGTTCTTGTTCTCGATTGATTTCTTGGATGGCCACACGACCCAATTCGTGTCCACCAACCATGATAACGATGTCACCGCTACCGCTGAATCCTCCAGACTGTGGTAAGCCACCGCCCAAGGCATTGACTACCGCACCACCCACGATGCGACCCATAGTCTGCAAGAATCCAGTGTTTTCAAGAGGCATAACGACCTCTTTCCCAGCTTCACCAATCATGGCTACTGTCGGGCTATCAACGATACCACCACGGGCTAAGCGTGGCAGACTTACATAGCCGACACTACCGACCCAATTTAGCCCTGGAAGACCTCTGACAATATCCAAAACGCCGTTAATCATACCAATAAAGCCGTTTACTACATTCTCAATCGTACCAAGAACCGCATTAACTGCGCTCTTGAATGCGCCACCTACTGCCTCACCGACCATCTGGCCAGCGTTTACGAAGATACTTTTTACAGTCTCCCAAACGCCACTGAAGAAGTCACCGATAGAACTAAAAGCATCTTTTACAGCGTTGTAAGCATTAGTGAACATCTCACCAAACCAATTTGAAACACTGGAAAGCGCATTTGTAACATCGTTCCATCGCTCACTGAACCAAGTACCTAGTTTGCTAAAGATGTTTGTTAGACCAGTCCATGCTTCTTGGAACATGTCTGTGAACCATGCACCAATATTAGCTAAAGCACTAGTCACATCTGTCCAACGTTCTCCGAACCATGAGCCGATTGGTGTGAAGATATTAACGATAGCGTCCCACGCACCTTGGAATACACCAGAGAACCACTCTCCGACACCAGAGAAGATGTTTACAATAGCGTCCCAAGAGCCTTGGAAAGTAGAAACAATGATATTCCATATGTTCGTCAAAATGTTAATAATTGAGTTCAGCAACGCCGTGAAGATGGCAACCACGATTTCAAGCACACCGTTAAAGATACTAGAAAAACCTTCAATGATTTTGGTCATGTCGCCACTGATAATACCTGTGATCACGTCGATGATACCTTTAATGATATCAACAACACCAGACACAATGTCTGAAACTGTATCAAAGAATGTCTTTAAATCTTCTCCAATGCGCTCAATTAGAGGCGCTAAATCATTAAGAAACGTCTCGATTATTAAAGTGATGATAGGTTCAAGTTTGTCGTATACAGATCCAGTCAAATCAGAGATACTACCTAAGAATTCTAGGAACTTCTCGACCGCTGGACCTATATGATTTTCAATTGTGTCAGCAAAACCAGCACCTATCTTTTCCCAAATCGGCTGGATTTTTTCATTCCAAACCGTTGTGAACGTTTCAACGATAGATGAGAATAAGTCTCCAGCCTTGTCAATTGTCGGCTTGATATGCTCGTCATAGACTTTATTAGCTTTTTCAAAGATGGATTTCATAGTGCTAGCCAGAGCTTCAGCAACTGGTTCTGCACCTTCGAGCAAGCCAGTAAACATTTCTGTAATATTTTCTTGATTGCCTGTAATCGTTTCTTCAATCTGCTCTACGATGTCTCGTGTGTATTTAGATACAAGTTCACTAACGCCCATAAATGCATATGTAAACGCAGAAATGAGCCCAGCACCTATATTCGTAGCAGGTTCACTCGTTATAGTATCGTAGAAAATTTGCCCGATGCTCTGAGCAATATTCCCGATACTAGCAATAGTATCGCCGTTGATATCAAACATACGAATGAGCCATGATTTGATATCCCACTTGGTGTCATTCAGGGATTTGTTCAGACTTTCAGCAAGAAATACCGCAATACCCATGACGACATTTGCTATCGCACCAGCCGTCTGACCTAGCGCAAATGCTAGTTTTTCACCAAAACGAGCAGCTGCTTGCAAGACCGTTCCGTCTTCAAAGATATCCTTAATAGATTTCCAGATACCACTCAATGCATTCTTCAATCTATCTAGGCTATCCCATCTAAATGACAAAGAAAAACCTTTTTTGAAAAGGTCCCAAAGTTTCGCTAAATAATCGAATAGACCTTTTAGCTTATCTCCAAGGCCATCGAAAATGCTCTTGAATTGGTTATCCATGTCGGTAAGAGCAACTTCTGGCAAGATGTCTTTGAAAGGTCCGCTTCCACCTTTGCCTTTCTTGCCTTTCCCTCCACCGCCACCACCTTTGCCTTTGCCAGCTCCGTCTCCTTCGTCTGGGTCATCTTTTTTGTTTAAAAGGTTGATCTCATCAAATCCCGTTAAACCTAACAACTCTTTAACAGCTTTCTTGGCTGACTTGGCAGTGTCGTCTAAGTTATCAGCCATACCACCAGATGCATCGTCTGCGTCATCCATGGCATCAGCGAGGTCTCCTGCGCCTCCTGCTGCATCTTGTAAGGCTCCGTTCATATTTCCAACCGCACCAGCTACACCGTCTTTTACAGTGGCTTTCTTATTGAACATCAAAGCGATAAACTCAGCGAGCTTAGCAGTCACGTTCTTCAAGACCATAGCAAACGAGTTCAATATTGGCATGATAGCGTTGATAATCGGCAAGAACGCGTTACCGATATTCAAAGCGGAGTCTTTCAGTAATGACTTAAATAGACTGATACTGCCGTTTACAGAGTTTGACAACGTATCTCCGTATTTAGCAGTCGCCTGCTCCAGAATCGCCATAAGACGGATTTGTTGCTGGGTCTGATAGTCTAGTTGGTCCCAACTTTGACCATTTGCAAAACGCTTGAACGCTTCAGTCGATTGAATCATCGCCACATTGACGTTGATTCCTAGGTCCTCAATTGCTTCGGTGTTACCTAGTAAACCAGAGCGAATACGCTCCATAACGTCTGTAATGCTACGCCCTGAACCCTCTGCGATTACTGCTGATGTTTGCAACATCTTAGCAGTATAGGCGCTCAGTTTGTTCGAGTCTTTGATAAAACCAGAAAATAAGTTTGAATACACCGCCCCATATTTTGTTGCTTCACCAACGCTCATATTCATAGCGTTTGCGTTATCGTTAACCCATTTTAAGAATGTCTGCGAGCTCTCGCCCATCTGACGCTTGATTTGGTTAACAGATGCCGTGACTTCAAGAGCCATCTGTGTAGAGTACATACCGACATCAAGCATTTTCTTACCAAGATAAGCAAATCCAGCGAATTTGGCAAGTTTACCAAATACACCCATCATAGAGCCTGATTGTGCCTTGATTTTGTTGGTTGAGTTTTGTACTTTATTGGAGGCATCTTTGACCTTATTCTCGACTTCTTTCATCTTGTTTTTGAAAGGTGCGATTTCAGCATCAATCATTACCTTGAGCTCATCAAGAGTAACTCCCATCTATTCTCCTTTCATTTTAAATTTTCGATTATGACTTTCAGCGAACATCCGCATGCGTTCCTGGTGCAATTTCAACTCTTGAGCCAATCTTGCTTGCTCGACCTGCTCTCGTTCTTTCTCGAAAAGTTCAGGAGCATAATCCCATACCTCAAGCGGTTTGGCATCTTTTGAAAGCAACAAGGATACGTTATTTGCTATCATCTGCGAAAGTCTGTAAGATTCAATGATTTTTTCTTTTTGTTTTTGGATATTGACACGATTGTAGCTTTCAATCATTTCTCTGATTTCAAGCACCGTTAATTCCCAAAAATCGAGGGGCTTACCTCCGATATCTAAAAACATCGGATATAGCCCCTCAACCATTTCTTTTACTGATAATACAGCAACCGATTCTACTCGACTACTTCCATTTTCGCTTTGGATTTCTTGGGAGCTTTCTTGCTTGCTTTCTCCCGTGGCATAAAACCCGAAACTTGAAGCATAGGCAAGATAACATCTGCCATGAATGCTGCCTGATCTCCGCCGTTGTCAACGTAGTCGTCGTAAAGATTAGACACATCTTCAAACGAGAGTCCATGCTCAAACTTTTGAAGTGCTCCATGAGTCAACAGCAGCATCACTTTTAGAGGTGGCAAAGCAAAAGCCTCTCCATCAGCTGGCATGAATACCTTGAGCAAGTTCGCTCCGATTTTTTCTTCAACTTTAGTCGCTTGCAAAGATGTGAGGCGGAGTTTCAATTCCTTATCCTCACTAACTTTCCAAGTTGCGTATGGTAAAGCCATCTATTAACCTCCCAATCCGTCTTTAAATTCGAGTTCAGACTGCAAAGCAATCTTGAGAGTGAACTCAATAACAGAGTTCACTCCGCCACCACCAAGCTTGACGGATACTTGACCTTCAAATGTGACCTCAGTACCATCTGGGTATGCTTGTTTAAAGAAAAGTTTCGTCTTGTTGTCTGCTGCATTACGCAAAATACGATAAGGAGCACTTTCCCCGTCATTTTTATAAGCGAACTTGTATTCGAGTTCTCCAGCATCACCAATACCAAATTCATATTTTTTAACCTTGTCTTCAAGAGTGGTATTTTCAACTTTTTCAGGTTCAATACCGAATTCAGGCACTTCTTTAAGTCCTGCAAGTTTTGTGTAAGTTCCTTTAGCTGTTCCATAAGAAAGCGTAATTCCATTTGCTAACATGTATTAATTCTCCATTCTATACTGATAAACCAATTGTGAATTTAGGTCAACGATTCCTTCGAAGCGCATCAACTTGTGACGCAAATGCGATGGATCAGGCACGTCCTGACAGTCAGTTCTTCGCAATCCTAAAGATGCAAAGATTTCATTGATTTTGACAGCTAAATCGCTTGTGCTATCTTTATCGAAGATATCAACCTTATAGCGAATTGATGTTTTTTGTTCTTTGTCATCGAACCATTCACCTGGTTTGTTCTGTTCTTCCAAAAAAATGACGACTGGAACGTTCTCCCAGTCGCTCGGATACGTATCGGTCACATTATCTGCGACCTTTTGCAATTCTTTATAAATTAAGGGTTTAATATTAATCATTTTATCTGTTCTCTTATCTTTCTGCTAACGTATTTTGAGATATTCCTTGATACACGCTCTTGGTTATCTTTCAAAGCTGGATACAAGTAAGGTTGCGCAGGCTGACCATACATCTTGTAAAACTTACCTCTTTTCGCAAAGTGGTAAGGTCCTACGTTGATTTGGTCTTCATGCACGTACCAGGGACTAGAACGATAAGACACGCTGACTTCTGGCGATATGCCTGAGTGATTAGCTTGTCCTTTTGGCCCTGTACCAAGTTCAACATAAGCGCCATGGTCTGAGTTTGTAAAGACTTCGCTTGATATCTTGTTACCGTTTATTTTCAAACGCACTCTGATGCTATTTCTCAACTCACCCTCATTCGCTGGCGCCCTGAGTTTCGCTTCAGCTTGTACGACTGTCTTAGCAGCATGCAAGACCGCTTGTCCTACTATCTCGTTGCTCTTCGCACCGTAGAGCTTACGGCATTTAGCGATTAAGCTATCTGCTCCGATTAAACCTGACACGTTCCAACTCCAAAACTTGATGTTTGCTGTATACTTTCTTTGAGATAACCCGATGCGTGACATCCGTCTTACTATCGATACAGACACCGTCTTTCACGTTGATATCTGTATCCTTGCTCGCATTTGCGTTCAGGATATCGTTGATACGATCACCGTAAATCTCAGATTGTAGCTGGCTAGTCGCTGGCCACAACTCAAGTCGTACTTCTTCAATCTCGTCCGCATATCCTTCTTTAGCAATCCCTTCGTCTGTCACGGTCTTCTTGAACCGCTTGAGGTTATATGGCTTCAGTCTATTCTTTTTCAAAAACATGACCTGCCACCCTCGCTAAGCGATGCATCCGAATACGCTGTAAAAGGCCCGTAGACAAGCCTGACTCACTGTAGGTTACAGAGATACCACCTTCACTCCTAGACTGCTCTCCTTCGCTTCCAGAGCGGTTGTAGAGCTCGATTACAAGTTCAGGTAGTAACCTGTCGAGAGCTGGAGTCAGCTTCTCTCGGTTCGTTTCAGATAAAATGATGTTTTCAGCCCTTAAAAGTAAAGACGAGAGGACTATTTCGTCACTCTCGCCCGTCAATGATTTTATTTTTTCAAGTTCCATAAGACCTCCTAATCGTAAGGAGTCGTCTCGTCTCCTTGTGTTTCGTCAATGATCTCGACAACGTCTGCGATATCGACTGAAAACTCACTTTTGAGATTGTGTGACAATTCGTTAAAACGCTCGTCTGTCATCTCAAAGATTTCGTTCTCTTGTCGAACCGCTTTCGCTTGCCAATCATTGAACGGTTGCTTAACTCTGACTTTCATAGGTCAGACCTCGTTATTTAACCTTCCAGTTAGCTGAGTCAGAATCTGGTTTGTTGGTTGAGCTAGTGATGTCTTTGATAGCAACATATACTTTGTCTTCATGAGTCACTGTATCGCCTTTTTTGTAATCTGAACCAGACTTCCATGCTTTTGCACGGTTCACTGTTTTACCTTGAGCCGATTCTTTAGCAGCTGGCTTAGTATCTGCAATTGTGATGATGTATTTTTGGAAGTGTTCAAGAACATACGCTCCAGTGTAGAGCAATTGTTCTACCAATTCACCAAAACGACCAGGGACATTGTCATTGTACTTGGTATTGTCAATTTGAATTGGTGATGTAACGACACCAGGAGCAGTTGCAAGGGCGTTAACGTTTGGCAAGAATTTAGAAGGTACTTTGTAGACTGTGTAGTCATCCAATTCGCCAACGTATCCTTTGCCAAGAACCTTCTTGTCTGCGTCACCTTGTGGCAAACGTACGATTTCAGACTTGATAGCTTTGTAGAAACTTGGTGTCACGAAGAGCAAGCGTTCTTTAGTGATTCCAAGCTCATCCAATTTCTCAGAAACATCAAGAACCGCATTGTATGCGTTGTTCGTTCCTGCCGTTTTACCCATGACCACATTGTCACTTACGTTTCCGAGCGCTGCATCAAAACGAAGTTTATCAAGATATGGAGCGACTACCTCAGCAGCCTGACGAGCAATCACATACTCAATGTTTACTTGACCGTTTGAGTCACGTTCATCCAATTGGTCAACGAAACGGCCCCAATATTTTTCTTCTTCAAGAGTGTAGACCTTCTCTTCGACTTCAACATGATCGAATTCATTGTCTTGGTTACGTTTATAGTCTTTGAGACCAGTTGTGTTTCCTGTTGCAACAGTGAACGAGCGACCGTTTAGAGTCACTGCTTCAGTTGGTGTCAATAGTGGTGTTGCGTATGAATTTACAGCAAGAACATCCTCGATAATTCCAAGGTGTCGCTTGCGTGATTCTGCTGTGTTTAATGCTTCAAATGCCATTTATTTTTACCTCATTTTTTTATTTTCTAGCGCAAAAAGTCCTGTTTCCATTTTTCGGTGACTTCTTGCTGATTTTTTGGCGCAGTCTTAATAGGTGCGCTACCCTTCATGCGGTCAGATACACCTTTCTGTACTGCATCCTCCCACGTTTTCTGAATGCTTGCGACTGATTCAGTCACAGCTTCAGCGTTTGATAAATCAACCACTGCTACTAATTCGACTGGTAAGCCACGTTCGCTTAACATTGCCTTAGCTTCTGTGGTCAATTCCTTGCGAGCAATCGCTTGTTCACGGTCAGCTAGTTCTTGCTCAAGTTGTTTCAGCTGATAATCTTTCTTCTCATCAGCGTTCATCTTAGCAAGTTTCTTAGCTTCGTTTTCCTTGGCTTCTTGCTCAGCTTCCCATTTAGAGCGCTCGGCAGATAGCATCTTACCGATTTCAGCACGAGTGAAAGTTCGTTCGTGCTTTTCTTCCTGCACTGTATCAACATTTTCTTGAGTGTCGACAGTCTCAGTTGATTCAGTAGATACAGTTGCATTGATTTCTTCTGACATAATTGTCCTCCAGCGATTACGTCGCCACTCGATAATCTCGTTTTACGCTCGGCAGCGAAACAGTACAGCTTTTATTGTCATCGGTACAGTTTGGACAATCAAAAAACCGCATCAAATCTGACACGGTTTATAGCAATTTACAGTAATTTATAGCAGTCTATTCCTGCAAGCCAAGATGTTGGATCACCTACTTTCTGTTTTTGAGCTCTTTGTTTAAATTTTTCATAAACAAAAAGATGAAAGATACCAGTGGTAGGAATACCAACCACCCCAGGGCAATCAACACCCATTCCCATATAAACATGTTTTTACTCCTTTCTATGTTTTGGCTTATTGTTAGCTTGTTTTGTCATTCTTTCAAAAAGATTTTCAGCTTCTTTTTTTGTCATTGACATACTCTAAATACACCTCCAAACGCTCCATTTTTTCTTCTGAATTATAAAATTCCTCTGTGTATCGAACTGTTCCTGATTCCCACTTTTCAATTGGATAAAGTCGTTCTTTGCCTGTTGGCATGTGGATAACGATGTTTTTATTGCCTTTTTTGCTGACTCGGATTTCCGTTTTGAGGTTGTTTTCTTCGACATACTGAGCCATAGGCATATCAATGTATTCCCATCCCTCGTTTTTACCTTCTACAAATTTGGTATCAACAATCTTGTAAGAACCTTGAATCAATTCTTCTAATTGGTCGGGATATTCTGATATGTTTGAGATATTCAAAGACTTACTTGAATTAAAGATGAATTTGACATTTTTCCTTGAGTTCAAGCCTCTCTTCTTAGTTTCGAATCCAACAACTCTGTCTTGTTCTAGCTTCTCAATAAACTCTTTATCACGAGTGGCAGACCGAATACCTAAATTGAGTGTATCTCCGACCTGATAATCTGAATATTCACCAGAACGCAATTTCTCAAATCGAATCAATTTATCTTTTTCAAGAGGTTGTTTATCGATTAAATCGTGTATAGATTCAACATCTGCTTTTGTCTTGTCTGTGATTGTTTTTAGCTGTCCGTTTTCCCCGTGCCAAACATAGGTCGGTTTGAATTGTTTCTCATCTGTGATGTATTGCGAATAGTCACAAATCTCTTGATACTCACCGTTTGTATAATCATACAATGTTTTTTGCATATCTTGAGATAATTTGAGTACATCTGTTTTTTTCGGTTTTTTAGCGAGTTTGACTGATTTCTTTTCATCATCAACATACTTGCCATACCACTCTTTATACGTCATATCAGCAGGGACTAGCTCGGTCTTACCTGTTTCAGGATTCCTTGCCCTACGCTTCAACTTGCTGTAGTCTGCGTCTTCATCGTATGCGACAGTAGTAGACCTGCACCACGGGTGCATAGGTGGATGGTTGACGCCAGGTTCAGCTTCATCCACTCGATAAACTATATTATCGTGCTCCTGACAAATGCGTGATGTACGCTTGTCTAAGACAGCCACAAAGATATACTTTTCTATATCTGCTTCTTCATAGCTGAGCAGTTCCATTTGGTTATGAAAGAACGCTGACTCAGTACGAACCAAACGCCTTGCATCATTCTGACCTACATTAAACCTCTCAGCAATTGCTTGTGTAGTTTCTCGTGTTCCTCGTCCTGTCATGAGGCTTATGAGTAGTTCATCTTTTATACTAGAAGCGAGCTTCCCTGTGTTCTTCCAGATATCTATAGAGTACGTGCTTCCGTCACCTATCCAACTAAAAGACTGTAGATGCTTTATCTCGCTCTCAGGAAGCCCAGAAAAGCTATATGCCAACCCTGTCTGCTGTTGTAGGTCAAATGTGGCCTTGTAGTAGCTATCCTTCATAAGCTCACTGTAAAAGGCATCTGAGCCGTTCTTCTCCGAATGATAAATAGACTCACGCATGCGGTCTAGGTCGTCATTTAGACGCTCTAAACGCTTCATACGGTAGGCATAAGCTGGACTGTCTAAGTCAGCAAGCAATCGTTGGATGTTTGGATCATTCGGTCTAGCTTCAAGAACCTTGCGAAGTTCATTTAAGTCCTTCTGGTCTTTCATGTTCTTCAAAACATGACGAGCATCACGCTCGCTCAAACCATAATCACGTTGAAATTTATCAAAGACTTTGTTGATTTGCTTGTCTAAATAAGCTTTAGACTGCTTGTAAATCTCGTCGAACTTGTCCGCTTGCTTCTCGGCCTTATCCATCTGCTCATAGATGAGATTAGCCTTCCTCTTCGCCCAATACTCCTCGTTCTTCATCTGTCACCTCATCGTCTGGCTTCGTGTTTGCTTGGTTAAAGAATGGCACACGTTCCATGTTCTTCTCTTTCTCTTCTTCAAGTTCTTCCAATTCAGCATCTGGATCTTCAACGAATGGCAAGAGTGAAATAAGCTGACGAAGAGAGACTTTGCCTTCAAGATTATTGATAACCTGTGACAATTCAAGTAAGTTCTTAGGCAATCCACGGCTAAACTGAGGCACGATTGAATGTGCTTCAAGAGCAATCTGCTGCATGCCTAAGTAATGAGCGAAGATAGCAATACGCTGTCTTAAACCTCGCTTGTAGTTCGCTTCCTTCGTTTTAGTTATCATTTCAAGACCTAATAGCTTAAATTCCATAGCTCAATGTTGTTACCGTAGAGGCTCTTTATCCTCTACTTCTTACGGTTTCCCGTAAGTTCAGACTATCTCTTCACCCCAATAGGGTGTCGGATTTCGTGGATATTTCTGCATATAAAAAAACGATACTATGTACCGTTTCTCACTTAGCTTACTTTATCTAGTCGTTAAACCTTACTGATATTTCTACCAGCAGTGGTAATTGATTAGCTTCAGTAATATGTTACAAACCTTCCTTTTTCATCTCTAACAATTGTCTTATCAGACATGTCTACGCCTTTTGAAAATTGTCTCAAATCGTATTTTTTATAATTCAATAAAACATCATCTATTGTATCATCATTGATGATTATATCATCTCGTTTTATAGAACGATAATATCTATAGACAAGAGTCGAAAAAGAAATGTTGTTTTCTTCAGATAATTTTTTTAGATAGTCTCTCAAGATATATCCCTTATACTTAACGTTATCAGAACGATTCCGTTTATTTGTATGTTCAGGAACCTACCTACAATTACTTGGTGAGTAGTCTTTGTCATTATCTATCCTATCTAATTGCAAACCGAATTCTACTCCGTTTTGCATTGCCCAACTTCTGAATTTAGCTACATCACTAAATTCATCAGAAACGCCTATTCCACGTTTTCCATACCATTTGTAAGCCCAATGTTTTTCATCATAACATCTTGCTAACATAGAGTAATAAACTTGGTTTAGATGTTTGTGCATTTTATCTTTTATCATTTATTTTCTCCTAGAACTTTATACTCTTATTATACCATAATAGAATACAAAAATCTAGGATATTACTGTTTTACGCCTTCCAATTTTAACCCGATTTATTACCTCAAAGTTACCTTTGAGGAGGGCAACTATTTTACCCCAGAACTATTGCCTGCGAAGTTCTCGTCTGTCAAATTCGGAACATGGCTGAATGTGTAGATGTCTTCTTTCAAAGCCTTGCGCAAGATTTCAGTTGCGTTCTCGTCTAAGGCGTTCTTTAAGAAATCAGCCTTGGCATCTGCTGGCAATTCCAAAAGTCCTTCTTCAGAAAGAATTTTCATGGCCTCTTTTGCATCTTCTGGATTGTCAGCTAACTGCGCACCATACAGTACAAGAATAGACTCGACTGCTTGCTCTTTGTCGTTTACACGATTGCCCATCAAGGAATTGTAAGCATCAATCAAGCTGATTTGTTGCTCGTAGTCGCCAATCGCAAAGTGGTTGTTGCGATATTCGATGATTGGAATTTGCCCAAGGTTGTGAGGTTCTACTTGCTCGTTCTGGGTTGTTCCCATACTTGAATCACGCAGCACGATGTGATAGTGCAAGTTCTGAGTAAAGACTTCTGCTTGATACTTAGTCGCATCCTTTGTATCATCCTTAATTTCGTAGTAGTAGACTGCAAAAAGCGCTTTGCGTTCGATACTATCATCGTATACAATGAATACATTTTTAGGATCTACGCTAGTCGAATCAAGCTCAGTCAGCCCCTCTTTCGCATAAATGTATTCGTAAGCACGTCCATAGATGGCCATGTTCAAAGCATTCTGCGCATCTACTTGGTCGATTTCAGCCCCGTCAAACGCTACAAGTAAAGGTTCAAGGTCGCTCTCGGCAGTGTTGTTATACTTGATAGGATTGCCCATAAAATAGCCCGTAGATGTGTCTGCGATATCCTTAGCGTGATTAGCTACCGTTCTATAATTTGGAGCGTTCTTATTTCGTCTCTCGTGTTTTAAGATAGCATGCTCGCCCATATAGTAGCTTTTAAGTCTCTTCAAGCGACTGCGTTCTTGTGTGTGTTTGCGAATCAGCTTGTAAATTAATTCCTTACTTAAAGCTGTTTCATCGTATCCATCCCGTGGATAAGTTAAAATCTGATACATTTAATTCCTTTCTATAAGCCGTAGTCTGAACGTCTGAGGACGGTTGCTTTCGGTTGTGAATGATGCGAATAAATTGCATAACGCACCGCATCCAGCACGTCGTCATTCTCTTTCACAGGTTCGCCTGTCTTTTCGTTCCAGATGTATTGGTAGACCTCATCTTTGAACTTGCTGACCTTATTTGATACAACAAAAAAGCGCCCAGCTTTCATCAGCTTGGCTACTTCTTCAATACCAGACAAGACCGCTTTATTAGCGTTGAATGTTCTTAATTGCTCTCTTTGAAATCTTGCAACATGTTCAGGTCGTGCGCTATCTGCCCAAAACGTGATATTGCCATACCGTTCCTTGATATTCTTAGCAAGGTCTACCCAAAAATCTATCTCTTTGTACTGATGAGCGTGCTCCTCTAAGATATAAACTGAACCGTCTGAGGTTTCTCCGACAACTACAATAGAGCCAAAGTGTTCATACCCCCAGTCGACGCCAGCATAGACTTTAGTTATATCTTCTGGCGTTTCATTCACAAACATATTCTCGCTAAAATCACGATAGACCACTCCCTCACCAGTCACCCAAAGACCAAGAATGTCTCGGTCATAAAATACACCAGCTGGTGTGGCATTCTTGATATTCTCGCGGTATCTGTCAGACATGAATGTATTATCATCTAGCTTGAAATGAAAGTCTATGATCATATCGTCGCCAGAGTTGATATAATCCCGTCTGAGCCAGTGGGTCGGGCTGTCTGGGTTACTATCCCAAACAATCCGTGCACCCTCTCCCGAACAACGTGAGATGATTTCTTTGAACACTTGTTCATTGGCCAACGATGCCTCGTTCACATAGGCTCCAAAAGCTGTGAAACCACGAGCTCGTTTTAAACCTGAAATCGAACCAGTATAAACTTGAATAACCTTGACTCCGCAAAGAGTAAACGCTCCGTGTTTGTCATATTTTGGCTCAATATCAAACATGTTATAGAGTTCTTGGATAATATTATTTTGTATCGAAGTTGAAGACGTCCCAGCCAAAATATACATCGGTTCATCAATGTCTAACTTATCAGCTATTGTTCTAACTCTATCGATTTCATTCAGGAAGACCATATTATTCAAAACAGTCTTACCTGAACGCTTGGCACCATGCAAACCGCAAATAAAGAAGTCATCGTTTAAAACTCGTCTAAGGACTTGTTCTTGTTTTAGCGTGAATTTACTTGTCATTAAAAGCACCTCTCAAAGCCTTAGCAAACTCTACAAGCTTATCGTCATGCTCGTCATCCATACCAATTTGAGATTTAAGTTTCTCTATTTCAAGCTCAAGTTTTTCAGCTTGTTTAGCAGTCGGATATCGTTTCAATATTTCAGCTATCGCTTTGATAACTGTGTTATTATCCGCCTTTTTCGTAACTCTGTCCACCTCACCAGTTACCGGATTCATTATCAAAACTTCTTCGAGTCGCTTGCCTCTTGCGATGTCTGAGAGAATTGAAAGGGCCTCTTTAGCACTTAAAATATTCTCATCGTGCATCTTTTCGGTTTCTGTTTGTATGAACGTTTTAATGCTTGCATTTTCTAGTAATTTACTAGCGGTTGTTCTGGCGTAAGCCTCACTATAACCGGCAAATATTGCGGATTGATAGACATTGCCTGTCCTCAAATACTCGCTCGCAAACATCTTTTGTCTTTGATTTAACCCAATGTCCATCACCTCCATTTTTCTACAAAACAAAAAGCCACACGATTGTGTGACCTTTTTAAGACCTCTCACAGACTTTGCAGGAATCGAACCTACGATAACAGTTTTGGAGACTGTTGTGTTACCACTACACTAAAAGCCTAAAATAACGACATCAAGGATTGAACCCAAAAAAAGACTAAGAGGAAATCACTGGCTCATCCCTGATACCGTTACAAAAAAATTATTAAAGGAGCCATCAGTTCGTTTTACCGTACTTGCTGACAATACAATAATATCACTTTAAGATTATCATTTACTATCGTTACTATCAAAGATTTTAGAGAGTTTGACCAAAGACTTATCTCTAGCTCGCTGGATAGTAGCTGGACTGCAATTCAATCGTCTTTCCACTTGAGACCAAGATAGACCATCGATGTAGAGCAATCGCATTACAATATTTTCAATCGGCTCTTCTAACTCTTCAATCGCTCTAACAAGTTCCTCTTGTTCCCTGTATTCCCTCTCAATTTCTTGATAGAGTTCAGCAATGCGATCAATAGCTTTGATGTTCATTTCCTCGGTGCGATTATCATTGTTCTGAGATTTCGGCATACTGTCAAAAGTCTGACCTTTCATGATACCAGACCTTAAATTGATGATTTCGCAATGTAAAGATTGTATTTTTACATTTTTAAATTTTAGTTTTTTAAGCTCTTTTTCAATAGCTCTTTGCACCCTATCACCCCTCCCCAATAAATATATTCATCGGCAAATTGAAGTAAGTCGCTACATCTTCAACATTGTATAGATCAGGAGCGGATTTTAAATTCTCCCAATTCGAGATTGTTGCGATTGAGTAGCCTAACTTACTTCCTAACTCCTTCAAAGTAACCTTGTTATCAATCCTCTTTTGTTTTAGCATGAAAGCGAATAATTCACACTGTCTCTTTGTTAAAGGTTTTTCATAGTCCATTATCTTCCTCTTCCTGAGTTAAAATAGCTACAAGCTTTTCGTATGTTGGATTGATTACATACAAGAACTCATCGGCAGTTAGTTGATCTTTTAGATGTTCTATCATCTCATTGCTTACAAATACTTTACTAAGATAAACATCGTTTTTCAAAACACCTTGGATACAATCAATGTTAATTGTAATAGGTTCTTTCATTTCACCATATTTAAATGGAATTAGTTGAACAAATTTTGTCATTCCTTATCCTCCAAGAGCTCAGGATTACCGTCAATTAAATCACCATCCTCCCAAACATTGCCGATGATTGTAACATCTAATAAGTCTCCATCAACCAAATCTTCCATTGACACAGAATTCCCATTAGTTAAATGAAAGCTGCCTTGATACCATTCTATAATACCTGTATTTATATACAAGAAATTGGACACTTTAGAACAATCTTCAAATTGTACTACATCCCCCTCATATATCTCCTTTCCGTTTTTATCAAAGAGTCCTGTTGATTGCATGAGTTCAACTTCATAAAACTCAAAGCGTCCACCTCTGCCAAAGCCTCCCCATTTTAAGAAAATCGTTTCTTTATCATATCGAATTGACTCGATTGAATCTGCGAAACATCCTTCGTATTTTAACCACGCTCTAAACTTCGGTATCATCCCAAATCCTCACCTCATCCCCAACTTTCACTTTCTCATACACTTCCTTCGTAACCACGAACACGCCATAATCACGAATCGTAAGTGTGTATAGCTTGCCATGTCGCCCTTTTTCGACGACTCTACCTTTGATTTCGGCGCCTTCGTTATCAGCCTTGTAGATTACAATAGGGCGCTTTTCTTCTAATTTCTTAATCTGGATACTCTGCCAGACATTCAATCCAGCAGATAGAAGAATCCATATAACTATGAATCGTTTCATCACTTACTCTCTCCCGTAACTTGATTACGCTCGACTCTTAACTTAAAGCAGTCATTGTCGCCTGTACGAAATATTGTAATCTCTTCGCCCCACTGACTTCTTGTGTATGGGTATCTGTTTGGTCGTTTCATGTTACCACCTCATATATAAGTATTTTGTATCGATATCTTGTTCTAAAATACAATCTCTCAATGATCTTAAATCTTCTAACGCACTGCTGACGGTCCCCCATTTGTTTTCAGGTTCATACTGCACATACTTTTTAGGATACTGTTCCAGTTCTGAGATACCACGTTGAATGTTTTCAAAAATCTGAGCAACATTGTAGATAGTACCCTGTTTGAAATCCCAATCCATAGCTACCCTAAACATTTTTCCGAGATTGTAAGTTGGAGAACTATTTTCAGGCTCATCTATGCAAATATAATCTCCGCTTTCTATTTTTCCTAAGATTTCCAAATCATAACTCATCTACCTACCTCCTCTGCAGCATACTGCAACCATACTAGGCACTCGTATAGATCCCTTGCTTGCCTTTTGATGTTGCTTAATGATTGACTGCTCAATTTATCATCATTTTGTAAGATTTCTATCTTGAGATTTAAAATAGCAGCAGTCAATTCTTTTTCTTTTTTTAAACTTTCACTACATGACATCACTCCACCTCCTCAATCTCAATCCCCTCACAAGAGAAAACCCATCCGAAGCCAGCTTCTTCAAGTTCTTTCTTAGTATGGTAAGATTTCAAGTCCGTATAGTTTGTTTTGTTACTCATATACCAAGTGTCTTCATTGATATTATGTTTTAATACCATCGAATTACACACAACACCCTTAACTTTCACCAAATACCGCTTCTCTTTCTCGACCTCGTAGCCGAAAATCCAAGCACGGGCGAAAGTTTCCTCATTCTTTTTGATCCATAATGTTAATTCAATGCCTTGGTTATTTGATTTCAAAAAACTTGGAGTCATAGCAAGATAAAGAGAACTTGTAAGATGTTCTTGACATACTTCAATCCAATCCGCCACAAACTGCGGTACTTTGACTTTATTCAATTTTTGCCGAATCTTATCAGCATCTTTCAGTTGCTGACCAGCCAATTCTCCCTCAAATTTTCCTTGCTCGTAGCCCTCACGATATTTTGCGCGACTGAAATCTCGTTCAAATTCACCCATGATAGCCTTTAGCCAAACTTCACGGTCATGCAATGGCAATTCTCGTAATCTTGCTAGTATTTTTTTACATAGCGAGGCGCTTCGTCTGCGTGACCCATTTCTGGTTCGTCTAGCAACTTTATCAATTCCAATGTTGTTAAATGATCAATCTTAGGCCTATAGCCACTGCAATCTACTGGTAACTCAATAACTGCTTCAATCAATTCCTGCTTATTCATCTTCCAATTCCTCCAACTGCGCTTTCATTCTCTTTAATTTTTTCTTCAAAAATTCACGATGAGCAGTACGGCCTTGTGCCACTCGTTTATCGCATGGCTTCGAATACTTCTCGATTTCCTGCTCTGTCTGCTCGATTGACCGCTTCAACCCGTCAATCATTATTTGTTTGTTGTATTTCATGGTTTAACCTACTTGTTTTTCTAACCAGTTAAAGAGTAGACCGAATTGCTCTGTCACTAGATCATCATCATTGTATCGTTTGCAAATTTCTCCGATTGACGATACTGCCCAGAGCCAATAAGCGTCCGAACCAAATCCGACCTCTTGGCTCTTTTGATTGCTGCGCGCCATCCACTCAGGAATGACTCTGCTAAAGAAATCTATATAATTTATTTTCATGGCAATTCCTCAATCTTGATATAGATCCCGACAGTGTCTGCCCAAAACTTTTCAGCAATCTCGCTGGCCACTTGCGCATCGTCTTGCCAGTATCCAAGTTTCGTCATGCAATCCTTGAGTAGTTTCTGCAGATTATCTGTATCTGGCTTCGTGGTCTTGTACTGGCCGTCGTAGCTTTTTTTGATACGTGGGAAGCACCACTTGACTGTCAGTCGAACTGCACCTTTGATTTTATTCAGAGGCACATGCTGCGCGAGCAAGCTCTCAAATTTCGCTCTGGCATTTTTTAGATCCTCTGGCTCATAAAAGATTGGCTTACCAAATTGCACGTTTACCTTTTTTTGCTGGTGAGTCGTTGTTGGAATTTTTTGCATCGGTAAAAAGAATTCAATAGACATTTTTAAAAATGCACTTCCTTTCTTTTTTTTAATTTCGCGTTTAGTCCATGACCCTTGTATATGACAGGGTGCGTTTTAAGCAACCCTGTCTATACAGGTATGGACATGATGGACGACAGGACATTATCTATATATATAATATATAGTTGTCTGTCGCACGACACCACCGTATTTTTATAGTTCTGTCGCGACAACGACACCACCGTATTTTTATAGCGTTGTCGTTATTAGGACACGACCATGATTTTACGGTTCTGTCGCTGATTTTATTACAGGGATAATATTGCCTGTATTTTTATCTATTTGATATTTTTTAGATGTTTTTATTCGTCTTTCGACAGTTCTGACAGTTATACCTAAGTAATCTGCGACTTCTTCTTTTGAAGGCGGCTCACCATAATTGGCGTTTTCGATAGCTTCGTCAAACTCTATGAGCTTTTGTTTTTTATCTTCCTTCGCATTCTTTTTGCGAGTTTCTTTAGCTCTTTGCCAACTTGGCTTATTTTCTTCAAGTTCAATATCCGCAAGCACTCCTGATTCATCCAGTGCATGCACTGGATAGCTGAACCACATATTGACTGGCTTAAACTTGGCAAACTCTCGAAGCGTACCTTCCACACGCCATGCAGTTGCTATCTGAATCTTGTTGCGAGCTTCTTCGAGCTTATCCACGAATGGAGCACGATCCATCACATCAGAAATGCCTTTCTCAAAATGCGTTCTCATCTGCGCTGGACTCAATAGATCATCTAGTCCGACATTCTGTTGGTAATAAGCGTTATTTCGTTCTTGCAAAGCTTGTTTGTAAACTTCACACGCTGCCTGATTCAGTCGCTGAGTAAGCAATTCCTCTGACACTTCCAGCTCTACTAAGTCGATAAGTGCGTCAGGATCCCGAGCGAATACACCCGAACCACTAGCGCGGTCCATGGACTTCTTGCCACCTTGCGAACCTTTTGAGTGGTGATGGCAGTAGATAACACTAGAGCCTAGCTCTGTGGCTACTTTGTCGAATTGATTGGTAAAATGTGCCATCTGGTCTGCACTGTTCTCGTCACCAGTCAGGACCTTGTAAATCGGGTCGATGATGACTGCGATATAATTCTTCTTCAAAGCTCTGCGAATGAGTTTAGGCGCCAGCTTGTCCATTGGTACGGTCTTTCCACGCAGATTCCAGATATCGATGTTTTGGATATTCTGCGGTGTCAACTCCATAGCTTGATAAACGTCACGGAAGCGATGTAAAGCGGATGGTCTATCTAGCTCCAGATTGACATAGAGGACACGGCCTTGCGTACAATCCCAACCAAGCCATTTCTTGCCCTCTGCGATAGCGATAGACATTTCTATCAGCGCGAATGACTTACCAGCTTTAGAGGGACCAGCAATCAGCATCTTGTGCCCTTGACGAAGAACACCTTTTATCAACTCAGGTGCCAATTCAGGCAAGTTATCCCAGCTGTCGGCCAATCCTTCAGGATCAGGTAAATCGTCGTTCAAGTCTTCGATGTATTGATACCATTCATCCCAGTCAGCCTTACCGATGTTGGTATCTACCAAAAATTGCTTCTGACCGTTTCGGATGAACCCTGGCATACGTGATAGCCTGCTTGGATTTTTATTTTGAGTATCAACTATGATCCCATTCTTCTGACAAATTTTATAAAGATAATCAACCCGATTACGATACTCTTCGTAATTCTTGGCATCTACTTTGACGATGGCATGTAGCGACTTGTTTCCACTGTGTACCAAGGCTACAATCGGTAGCTCCAATTCCTTGTAGATAGCATTTTGCTTATCGATTGGCATGCTGTCGGATTCAACCAAGGCATATCTGAAATCTGTCACGTTTTCATTTTTAGCGCCCTTTCCATCCATGGGATTGAATCGCACCCATGCGCCAGCTTCTTCGTGATAGTCACCAAGGACAGCTCCAATATCTCCATTACATTCTTGCAAGAGCTGAATCAACTCACCAGCTGTACGGTCGTAAGCTCCATTTGTTGGCAGCCATTTGACAATCTCACCAGTTTCGTCGTCAGTCTTTGGATAGCATTTGGTCACATAACCGACATTTTCACCAGCTTCAAAAAGTGTTTCAAGGTACTTGATAATTTCCTGAACAGGATTCCAAACTGTCGGCTCGTGGATTTCCTTTCCTTCAATCCAGTCCTTATCGATGACACGATAGTCGCGGTCAATTGTATCTGTCCAACCTAACTCATGCGCGTTCTCGCTATCGTAGCCAGATTGCGACACCCAGCCGTTTTCTTTTGCTAGCTGGGTAATCGTGGCACCTGTTACAATCGTTCCTGCTTCTTCGTTGAAGGTATCCCATTTCTTGAAACACTCGAATTTCTTGTACCGGCTATCGTTTTGTGACCAGTTATCCCAGTCAGATGCTGTATACCCTTCATGTTTTAAGGCCATGCCCACATTCACCCAAGTCTGGTAATCTACCGTGGCAGGATTGATATAATCCAGCAACGGCAATAAGTTAAAATCATTCTCTGCCACTGTTTTCTCCTTTTTTTAATTTGGCACATATTCAGCTGGTCGCACACCAGCAGGCAATCTCCATCCGTTTGCTGCAATGCGATCAATCATATTTTTGGCATGATCAAATTGCCACATTCCGACATCTTTGAATCCACGACCTTCCAAAAATCGAATCTGTTTTGGTGTCGTCAAGCCTTCTGATTGTCGCTTGTGCAATCTGTCCAACAAGAGATTAGCTTTTCCAGCGTTGCCTATTTCGTCGGTAAAGATACCGTATTTCTCAAGTGCTTTGATTTGCTTGTCGCTAGCAGGCGCCATTTCCCATCCAAAATTAGGCACGTAGTTTGATAAATCTTCTGCGTGGATAGACATTTCAAATTGCAATGGATCGACTAGCTTGCGCTTGCGTTTGCGCATTTCTGCGAGTTTCTTGGCCAAGGCTTCTTCACGTTGAGCGACGACGTCCTCGGTTGCCTTGACTTCCATATCTTCAAGGTCAAGCATGACACCTGTTTGCTCTTCCATGTTCTCAACCATTTTCTGAGCGACCTCTGGAGTCTCACAAATTAAGTGCGCTGGCCGGCATAGTTCGTGGCGTTCAGTGTGCCAGAGGAAGTCTAGCAAAAGCAGTTCTTCCTTGCCCGGATGCAAGCGAGTCCCACGCCCGACCATCTGAGAATAGAGCGCCCGCACTTTGGTAGGCCTTAGCACAACCACACAGTCTACTGACGGACAATCCCATCCTTCAGTCAATAGCATAGAGTTACAGAGCACGTTGTAACGGTCATTCTCGAAGTCTTCTAAGACTTCTGCTCGGTCCTTGGACTCTCCGTTTACTTCAGCAGCGCGAAAACCTTTTGCGTTTAGAATATCTCGAAACTTCTGCGAGGTCTTCACCAATGGCAAGAATACAACTGTCTTGCGGTCTGCACATTGCTTGACCATTTCGCCCGCTATCTGTTCCAGATATGGATCCAGTGCCGTTCCGACATCGCTCGCTTTGAAATCGCCAGCTGACATACTGACGTTTGTTAAATCCAAGCTGAGCGGAATTGTTAAAGCCTTGATTTTCGATAGGTAGCCTTCTTTAATAGCCTGGACTAACGAATACTCATAGGCTAAGCTGTCAAAGTAAGAGCCGAGGTTCTTCATATCTCCACGGTCTGGTGTAGCAGTCACTCCTAATACATTCGACTGTTCAAAATAGCCAAGGACACGTTGATAACCATCTGAAATAGCATGATGGGCCTCATCGACGACAATCGTATCAAACCAATCAGGAGGGAATTGACTAAGTCGCTTCTCCCTCTGCATGGTCTGAACCGACCCGACCACAACCCGATACCAGGAACCGATAGAGGTATTTTCTGCTTTCTCTAAGGCCGTGCCAAGACCAGTAGCAGTCTTGAGCTTATCGCTAGCCTGCTCTAACAATTCGGACCTATGAGCAAGGACAAGCACACGCTTGCCCTCTTTCACTTGGTCTTCAATGATTTTGGAAAATACAATCGTCTTTCCACATCCTGTTGGTAATACTAAGAGCGTGCGCTTGCGACCTTTAGCCCATTCAGCTTGAACAGCCTCCCGTGCTTCCTGTTGATAAGGTCTTAATTGCATCCCTTACCTCCTAGAATTGCCCAGCTTGGTATCCAGCTTGTCCTTGTGGTTGTTGTCCAAAGTTCTGCGGTTGTGGTTGTTGGTAGCTTGCTTGTGTAACTTGTCCTGGTTGTTGGTTCAACACTTTTGTATAATCCACGTCTTCAGGGTAGAGCATGGATTTGACTTCGTTGTAATTGTTATTATTGTATTGTCGGGTTCCGACTTTACATACTCCAGTTGCACCGATGATGGTATTCCAGTTCATGCGAAGTGGTTCGCCCTTTTTCTTTTGGCCGATTGCAGCAAAGAAAGCAGATAACATTCCTTCAGTTGAGCTGTGTAAGAATAGGTTGTGGCGCAGTTCGGTCTCGCCTTCGTTAGCTACAATCTTGATGCTGACGATAGCCTTATTACATGCTGGTAGTTTACCTGGATTTTGCGGATTTGGCGTGTGTCGTGTACGTTCCATGCCAACGACTGTAAAATAGTACAATCCGTCAGGCAGTAGGACGAAATCCGAGTCCTTTTCAATCGTGTCTTCCCAACCAATTTCGTGATCAAAGTTGTTGTATTGTTGTTGTGTCATGTTGATTTCTCCTTTAAGCTAAAATAGTAATTTTTTTGTTGCTAGCAAGTTCATTTTTTAAATAATTTGCGATGCTTTCGATGGCTTCTAATTTCCATTTACCACCATCTGCTTCAAAGAGCGCAAGATTTGCCAATTTGTTAATGCGAAAGACAAATTGACTAGCAGGCTGCTCTACTTCGTTGAAAGTACGATATGGTCGCAAGGTTACTGGATTTGGAGTTTTAGCTTGTGCTAGGCTTGCTACACCATCACGAACTGTCGCCATTTGACTGATGCCATTGTCCTGTACTTCTGCACCTTTTTCGATTTTCAAATGGCTAGCAAAATCCAAAACCAAATTACGGTCTGCATCATTGATAAACATAGACTGCAGCATAATATTGAATTCTTCCTGGTCGCGCCAATTGCTAAAAGGAATAACTGGAACGGTTGCTTTTACAGATACGAGCTGAGGACGTTTACCATTTTCAAAATCAACTTGATCATATACAGATACTTTTTGGTAACTGTCCACGACAACTACAATTTTACGATCACTGATGAAATCGTTATCTGATTTGAGATAATCAACAAGACTCTTGAGCGTCTGAAGCTCAAGGATAGGTGCGTACTTACGAGGGTTAAGTTCCTGTAAGTCATATTCATTGCTGTCAAAATATTCCTTCCCAGTTTCTGAACGAATGATTTTCTTTTCTTTACCAGCCAGTTCGACTGTGTAAGATAATGCTTCTTTGAGATTTTCTGTCATGGTTAGTTACCTGCTTTCTTTTTGTTGTAATCAATGATATTTGTGTTTTGTTGCTCTACTTCTTCGACGAGTTCGCCAGTGTCGGTTCTCATGTCTCCGTTGTCATCAAAGTAAGTCTGACCAGGGATGCCGCTCTTGAGTTCATTTGCATGAATTTTACCAGTGTCGTCGCGACCGACAATGACAGTTGTTGCAACGCCCTTTTGTGGTGCTAGGGTAGATTTGACTTCCATACCTGTCTTAACGACTGTACGTTCATCGTCTGTTGACATTGTTAGTGTGATAGTAACTTTGCGAGTCGCTTTAGCTTCTGTATTGAGATCCAGAATATTCTCAAGGACTTTTTCAAGTTCTTTGTCAACCTTTTCTTGTAAGGCTGTATTTGCGATTTTTGACAAATCGATTTTAATAGTTTTATCTTTCATAGATACTCCTTGTTATATTTTGCTATAATTTCTAATTCCCAGAATCTACATCTAAAAGGGTAGTTCAGGATCTGCTCGTACTTGATTTTGAATAACTTCCATAGTCGCCTGCCAGTGTGCAACAATCATATCCCAATAATCAGGCGGGAAGTTTTCGATTGGTGTGCCCAGTGGGAAGTGCCCGCGGATGTATGCAACTTTTTGAAGTTCTTCTTCTGTCACGTTTTCTTGAGACATGAGGTCGGTCAAACTCTTTGGCAGACTTACATGATATTGCGCAGGTGGTGTCTGCGGCGTGCTAGGAGCTTCATTTTGAGGTTCTTCAGCTATCTGCGACATATCGAGAGGTAATTCTTCTTGAACTTGCTCTGGGGCTTGCTGAACGGCCTGCTGAGGCTCTGGAGCGACTGCTTGAGGTTGTGGCGCATGCGCTTGTACTTGCTGATTCGCAAAGATATGAGCGATTCCAGCATAGTTGAACGGCATTTCATCTGGTAATCCGTGACGATTTTTGGCATCCCAAGCTGGTCGATGATTGGTATACATCACACGTTCACCGCCCTGGGCTTTCTTTTTGCCATTGTCAGTCGTCATGACTAAAGTTTTGTAGTTTGCAAATAGAACCATGTCTGCCCATTCTTTTACAAGCGGCGCCGTCTTAGAACCTGTCTTTTGACCGAGTTTTAATTCATATCGGTCATAAGAGCCCATCTCGTCCGGTTGCTCGAATTTCTTAATCTGAGCGTGCGCAGTCAATACCACGTTGATGCCCATATCAACTAAGTCAGAAAGACTATTCAAGAAACGTCCCATTTCTTCTTGGACATAGGTGTAGCCTTTGCCCCAGCCAAAATCCTCAATCCCTTGCTTACCATGTTGCGAACAGATGTAATTAACTGCCAAAGCTTCCGCCCAGTCAATTGTGTCGATGACGAGTGTCCCGCATTCTGTAGGATTCGCTTTGATAAAAGCAATCTCATTTACTAACATGGTCCAGCTGGTCGGTTTGTCTAACCGAGCCACATCCATATTATCGGTTGACCCTTCCGTGTCGATAAAAACTGCATTTGGAAATTCAGCGGCAAACGTGGACTTGCCAATTCCTTCAGGACCGTAGATAACTACCTTTTGAGCTCTCGCTCGTTTTCCTCTTGTAATTTGCATTTAGTTTTTCCTTTCTTCGATATTTGTATGGAGAGCAATTAGTTTCAAATGGTTTTTCACTAATCCACCAATAACTTCAACTTCATTTTTATAATCAGGTTCAACCCATTTAATTGCCTTATTAATTCGCTGAATAGCATCTGCCCAAGTAGTGGCATCTATAGAAGCTAAAACAGCTACCTCTTTTGTAAGCTCTTTGATTTTTTGTATCATAAGAATTTGAATAGGGTCTTCCTTTGAGTCTTGAATTTCTTTTTCTATTCGTTGTTTTTCATATTCTGGTAGCATTATATCTCCTTTCTAAAATCCACCTTGCCATGTTTTGGGTGCTTGTGCTACCTCCGGCTTCACGCTATACCCGTCTTCAATCAGGATGCTACATTCATCTCCTGTTGATACCCGTGTCGCGATTGCTTGCAAGCCTTCTTGTTCGAGCCATGCGCCAAATTCTTGCAAAGTCAACTGATCCATTTGCTCCAGCTTATCGATTAGCACAAAGCCACACTCTGGTTTCAATTTACGCACGATTGCAGTCGCGACTTGCAGTTGTTGACTACCAGACATGTTGTCCCAACGCTGGCCAAGGTAGAGCAATTCTCCATCATCAACGGATAAGCCAGGTAGTGGCAAATCTGCGTTAGTGAGCAAGTCTGTCTTTTGTTTGCGGATGCCCGCAATCACATTGTCCAGTTCTGTGTACTGTTCACGATATCCTTTAGCATCTTCTTCAGCTTTATCCTTGTCCAGATTAGCACGCACTTTACGATTGATTTCGTCAATCTCTGAGATGTTCTTTTCGATTTCTTCAGTTGATTCATCGATTAGGTCCATAGCATCAGTATTCGCGACAACCAAGTCTTGAGCTAACTGACTTTCTTTTTCTTTGGCATCGGCCAGCAATTGCTCCAATCGTTCAACCTCTGCAGCTGCTGAAGCGTGTTGATTTTGGATAGATACCAAGTTCTGGCGCTTGCGAGCATTCTCTCCATTCTTGCCCAGTATGGCTTGCTGTTGCTGGATAAGTTCGGCAATAGAGACTAATTCTTTAGGTGCATCTGGATAGTACGTCTGTTCTTTAGCGAACTTCTCCTTTTGGTCGGCGATCACACCGATTGCATGGCGCTCGTCATACTTGGCTTTTTCTTGCATTTCAAGTTCGGCAAGTTGCGGACCGACTCCGATGATTTGCAACAAGGTCTTTGCTTTTTCTTTGCTAGTCTGTTCCATAAATTTTGGCAAGTTGATAGCTAGTTCTTCCACAAAGCTATCCAGCAAGTTTTGCCCAGCCTTGTTACCACTCGGGTCAATCACTTTGAGAGTGCTGTTCTTACCACTACGCTCCACAATCAAGCCATTCGACAGCGTGATTTTCAAACTCGGCGGAATTGCACTTCCTTCTCTATGCGCTTGGCTAGGTTTATATTTATTACCACCCAACGCCCAAGCAATCGCGTCCAGCACGCTTGTTTTCCCCTGGTTGTTATTTCCACCAACGATTGTCAAGCCAGTCGCTGACGGCTCTAATTTGACCGCTTTAACGCGCTTGACGTTTTCGATTTCTAGTTTGTTAATTGTTACCATTTGTTACTCCTTTTTTATTTTGGCGCAGGCAAACCAACCAATTCAGGTTTCAATCCTTCTGGTCGCTCGTTGTCGAATGTGAAACCTGCGAATGGTCTGCGGATGTTCTCGCGAATCGCTCTGCGTTCTGCTGTTCGTCCTAAAGCATAAGCCTCTTGACTCGCTCGAATGATGTCTGCATCATGTTGCTGTTGCATTTTCCTTTCTTCGGCTTTCTTCAAGTCGATGTTGTATGTGTGGATTCCTGCTCCGAGAAATCCAATTAGTAGTGCGCCAACTCCCAAAAGCTGACTTGTTAATGACGGTTCAATCATTTTGCATTCTCCTTTAAAATTTCAACTATTTTCTTCAAATCTGCGATTTCTTGATTCGCTTCTTGTAGTTTTTCTTGCATCTCAATCAACGCTTGATTGAGGTCCAAAGCGACTTCTTTCCAGTCAAGATTGGTTTCTTCGACCTCTTCCGAAAAGTAGTTTTTAATTCTTGTTAGCAGGTTCATCCGACTGACCTCATTTTCTTGCTTTTCACCATTTCTTTTTCCCAAGCTTGAGTCCCACGATATTGCAGATAAGCATCAAAACCTTTAATCGTGACAAGCTGGCCGTCATTTCTAAGATGTTTTTGTTGACTAGGCAATTTTTTCATCTCTCGTCTCATGTCTCCTGCTTGCCGTTTCGAGCATCCAAAGATATGTTCTAATTCTTCATCGTTAGCCGAAACCTTTTCGATGATCACATCTTTAATTCTTACAATTTCAACTGCTTCCATTTTTGCTCCTTTCGTGTTATAATTCAGTTAGTTATTTTAGTATGCGCCTGACTTTGTTAGGTGCTTTTTGTATTACCGAATTTTAAAATCTTCAATCACACGAGCGATGAACTGATTCGCTTGTGGATTTTTTAGCTTTCCATTCAGGATATTCGTCACATCTTGACGAGTCATGCTATACTGTACTGCTAGCGTCGCCATTGTCAAGTTGTGCTCTTTTAGATAATCTCTGATTTTTTGACGTCCACCATCCATGTTTGGCATAGTCGCCCCTCCTTTCTTCAAAAGTAAGAAAATGAGTTAGTAAATTATTTTATAAAATACTTGACAGATTTTACACTAAGGTGTAAAATGAAAGCATAATTAAAACCTTGATAAAACCTTATATCTATCAATTTTCTTGCTCGCCAAAGCTATTTATTTTTAGATAAGTTTTAACTTCGTTTTTTTACTAACTCATTAACTTACAAAAACTATTTTACACTTTAGTATTATTTTTGTCAACATAAAATAACACTTTTTTATAAAATATTTTTTGTCATGTCTTAGAAAAGGTGATATGACAATGTTTTCAACACTTGAAAAAATTAAGGAACTTGCTCTAAAACGAGGAATAAGCCTTCAAAAAGTTGCTGAAGATTTAGGCTATAGCATAAACTACCTCTATACTTTAAAAGAAAAAACTCCTAAATCAGACCGCCTACAAGAAATCGCAGACTACTTCAATGTGTCCACTGATTATCTTCTAGGTCGTACAGATAATCCTGCAATAGCTGATAAAGAACAATTCTTCTTCGAAGGCAAAGAGGTGAATGTTGAGGAGCTCGCTTCGACTGCTATGCGCTTCAATGGTAAGCCATTGTCAGATGAAGATAAGAAAGCGATCCAGAACATTATTGAAATTTATCTACGTAAAGGATAAATAAACTATGACAGAAAAGGAATTAGCCTTTAATCTAGGCATTAAGATTCACATATTTGAGGATTTTTTATTTCCTGGCGAAGCGTTTTACATACCTGCCTTGAAAACTATGTTTTTGAGTGATGCTATATCGGAGGACAAAAGAGTTCAGGTAGCATTACATGAGATTGCTCACAAGAACCACTCACCAGACATCTATCAAAATTTCAGAGAAAGATGCGAATTAGAAGCTAATCGCAACATGATTCATCATCTTATGAAAGCCGAATTAGATGTGGCTGAAGACAAGATGACTTTTAATTTTCTTGTCTTCATGGAAAAGTATAATTTAAAAACCATAGCCGACGAGGTCATGGTTAAGGAAGAGTATTTAGCATTATTAAATTAGAAAATGAAGGGAATATAAAATGGCTAAAATTATCAAAGTAACTGGAACAGAAGTTACTATCGCACATAATGAAGAATACATCAAAGTAAATCCATCTGAATTAAACTTTGTTCCGCAATTAGGGGATGAAGTTGAAATCCACAAAGTTGACGATGAAATAATCGTTATTAAAACAGAACAGAAGAAAGATGATAAAATTAACATCAATATCGTCAACGAAAATAACGCTGTCCAAAATCAGTCGCAAGTCGTTAATACTCAGCAGACTGCTTACGGATTGCATTATGTAAATAAATGGGTTTATGTCTTGTTAGCTATATTCTTCGGTGGATTAGGTGCGCACCATTTTTATGCCGGATATAACAGTAAAGGGATTTTTTACTTACTTCTATTCGTAACTGGTATTTCTGTTATCCTTGGTTTTTTCCAAGGAGTCCTAGCTTTATTCAAGACACCTGATGCAAATGGCAAAATTGTTGTTTAGTTCAGTTTAATTTAACAAAAAAGCCCCACGCTCTCAATGTTTGGCGACTCTGAGCGTGAGGAGATTATGTATAGTAAAAGGGATTAAATGGCCCTCTTTACTATACTCATTTTATCAAAAAGTGAGGTTAAAATCAATGTGGATGGAAGAATTGCCAAACGGAAAATATAAATTTTTTGAGCGATACAAAGATCCGTACACCGAGAAATTAAAAAAAGTATCAGTCACGATGGAGAAAAAAACACCCCAGGCAAGAAATCAAGCAGCATTGCTCTTGCAAGAAAAGATACAAAAAAAGCTAAACACTAAAAATGAAAAAAATATAACCTTTGGGGAAATTTACAACCTTTTCTATCAACAATGGGAAAAGACAGTTAAGGAATCAACAAAGCACTCTTACTCATTTATTGATAATGTTATAAAAGAAAAAATAAACGATGATATTCTTTTGATAAATATCGATAGACGTTTCGTTCAAAAAAAGCTTGATAAAATTCTTGAAGCTAAAACCTATCATACGGCAAATAGAGTCCGAATTAGGTTAAAGACTATCTTTGAGTATGCTCTGAAATATTCTTATATCGATAAGAACGAGGTGAATTTTACAAGTATTCCAAAGCCTTTGGAGACTGTGGAAGGTATTGAGCAAAAGCGCAAAAAATTCCTCACAATGGACGAGATTAAACAACTTGTTGATTCATTGAACAGTAAAAAATTCAATGAGAAATACGCTGACATGGTTCTTGTTCTAGCTCTTACTGGAATGCGCTATGGCGAACTTACAGGCCTTCAATTAAAAAATATTGATTTCCAAAATAAAAAAATTGAAATCGCAGGAAATTTTGATTCAATTCATAAGATAAAAACAATCCCGAAGACAAGAAAATCAATCAGAACAATCCAGGTCTCTGAAGCAGCGCTTGAAGCCATTAAAAGGCAAATAATACGGCTTACTGAACGCTTTCAACCATTAACGAAAGATGATTATATTTTTTGTTTTGAAATCTGGAATAGTCCAATAACTTTAGCATCTTTCATTCAAATTATAAAAAAATATGGCGCAATGGTAGGAATAGAAAAAAATCTATCTAGCCATGTGTTTCGACATTCTCACATTTCGTTTTTAGCAGAAGCTGGTCTTCCTATTAAGTCAATTATGGATCGTGTAGGGCACGCAAATGCCAAAATGACACTCGAAATTTATTCTCATACAACGCAAGATATGGAAGATAAACTTGTAAAGAAATTGGATAGTATTTTTTAATTTTGCCCCTTGTCTGCCCCTTTTCTATTTTTAGATATAACAAAAACCCTTGAAACAATTGTCATTTCAAGGGTTTGTTTTTGTGTTTTTAGAATCCATCTACGTTTGTGTAGATCTTTTGTACGTCTTCGTCGTCCTCAAGA